TCAATTTTTGCCGAGTATTTCACGGATCGAACGTCCGATTTCGATCTGCGCCTTGTTCGGGTTGAGCGCCAGCTCTTGAGCTGAGAACGGGGGCTTGTCGGCAAGCGTTGATGACATACCAACCGGCCGATACAGGCAGACGCAACCGCAATTGATCGACTCCTCGATCGGTGCTTTAGGGTCCTTCGGGTGCATGATCTTGTGACCGTTGATCATGAACGGTTCCCTGATCGGCTTGCGAACTCCGTCAGTGAGATCGTGAGCCAGGCGAGAGTGAATCTTTCCGGACCTGCGCCAGATCTTCTCCATTTCCACACCGGCAGCAACAGACTGCATCGCGCGATCAAATGATGCGGTAGCCCAGGCACGGGAGAGGTTATCGCCGACGATTGTTGTGACGCGGGAGCGGCTACTTTCGCCCATGATGTCGGCGACCTTGTCGATGGTCTGGCTGATGTCCTGGACCCCGATCATTGCCAGGCCGATCTCGCTCTTGATCTTCTGCGCCGCCGCCACGCCGACGTCCTTGATACGGTCGATCATGAAGGTGCGCATCGCCTGCAACTGGGTACTGTCGATCACGGGTAGGACCATTTCGATGCCGGCCGCCGTGAAAGGCTTGTCGATCGCCGCAATGCCGCCGGCCCATGCTTCGCCGGCGGCTTTGGAAAGAACATCGCCAGCCTGATCGCCGAATATACCCAGAAGCCGCTCGACCTCTAGATTAAGTGCGTTCAGCCGCCACTGCTGGTAGTCGTATGGCGCGCTGGCCAGTGTCAGGGCGATCTCGCGTTTTGCTCGGCGGAGCAGAGCAACAATATCGTCGTGCGTGTCGTCGAGCAGTTTCTTGCGCTCGGCCTGGGAGGCGCGCTCTTGATCTTTCCAGCGGCGCTCTTGATCCTTGTTCATGCCATCTATTTCGAGTGGTGCGTCATCAAAACGGTATCCCGTTGCAGTCGCGGCGGTGTCCAAATCTAGCGCCGCATGCACGGCATTTTTCCGGCATCCAGCGCCGCCACATCCAGTAGCGCAGCCAGTCCATCGTCCGGTTGTGGCGCGTGTCTCCAACCATGTCACCGTATGGCACATATGCACCGCAGTGCATGCACGTCGCACTTTCCGGTGGGGAAGAGTCCTGCGGGTGTTGCTCGTGGCCGTACCACCAGCAGCGCAGCCGCACAACAATTCGGTCAAGCGGACGTGCCGCCGGCGTCGCTTCGCTCTTAGTCGTCACACCGCTTACCTCCAGCGTTGGGGGGCAAAAATGCGCGCGCTTTCTCGTCCGGGTGACTCATGGCGATTTGATGATTCTTGCCTCCTATCTCTGTCGTGATGGCAGACTGCGCACTCCACAACAACAGGAGATAACCATGCTGGAAGACACAAAAAACCTGCTCAAAGCCATCGAAATGGCTGAAAAGAGCCTTGGTGGCGAGTTCCTTCCCATCATCAAAAGCAGACTTGACCACGCCCTTCCTGATCAAGATCGAGAGGCGTTGACCGCCAAACAATCTGAATTGGAAAAGCAACACCTCGGGTTTAAGCCGATGGGGCCGTTTGGTGGTTCTGCGAAGCGGATGCCTTAAACAGATTGGCATCGGGTTAGCCCCCAAGAATTGGCCAACCTTTCCGTTCGGGCAGGCCATCTCATGCCTCCAGCGGGTTCGGGAATACGTCCTTGCCCTTTTCGGCCTGTGCGGCAGAGACGGCTTCCTGCAGGGCTTCGTCGACGTCGATCTCGACGCCGATCTGGCTGGCGACGGCGGCGATCATGCGTAGGGCGAGTTTTTTGGAGATGAAGCCGCGCTCGACGGCCATTGCGGCGGCGACGACGACTTGCTGCAGGGCGGCGGCGTAGCGCGTGGTGTCGCGGGCGATCATTTCCGGGAAGACGGCGCTGGGCAGGAAATCGCCGTCACCAATGTCGACGCTGTGCTGGTTCTTGATCGCCCACTGGCGGATTGCGAAGCGGCCGATCTGCTCGAGCATGTACTTGATGGTGCGCTGGCGCATGCTCATCATCTTGAATGCCGGATCGCCCATGCTTTCGCCGGTTGAGCGATTGACGTCGCCGCCACCGCCGTACCAGTGTTCCGGCAGCGTGGCGCCGCCGAGAACGTGGTTGCGCAGCAGGCGTGCCGATTCTGAGGTGTCTCCTGACTTGATGTCCGGTGTGACTGCGTTCCAGGTCTCGCTGTCGTTGTGGACGCGAACGCTGTTTGGAGCGGGCGGCGCGATGTCGCGGGCGCGTTGCTTGACGGCGTCGTCGTTCGCGCCTTTCAGCGTGACATCCCAGACGAACGCGCGCAGGTAGCGATTACGGTCGACCTCGCCGAAAAGGAAATCGTCGTATGCGTCGAGCCAGTCCGCGCTGGCCAGCAGGTCGGGCCGGCCGCGTGCGCCGGACGAAAGGCTGTTGATGTTGAAGTAGAAGGCGTCGCCATCGGTGAAACTTGCGCGGATCTCGCGAGTGCGTTCGGAGAACAGCTCTTCCTCCTCGCCATTGACGATGACGCGGTACCGGCGGGCGCCGCCTTTCCTGTCCTTGACCGTGACGATGCCGATCTGCTGCTCAGGGTTGTCCGGATCGACGACGACGGTTTCTATCAGCGCGGGATCGAGATAGCCGAGCCGGACGTGGCCGGTGTGCTCATTGACGAAAACCGGGTAGCACTGCTCGCCGAACAAGGCCAGCTCGCGCACCTTCTTTTCCAGCTTCAGGTCCATGCTGTTGATCGGGTCGTTCCAGAAGCGATTGAGCATCGCCTGGGCTTCCTCGTCGTTCACCTCGAGCTTGACGCCGTCGGCGAGCAGATAGGCCAGCGGCAGCTCGATGATGCGGTTGGCCATCAAGTTGGCCTGCCACAGCCAGGCGGATACCTCGCGGGCGCGGCGCTGGGTGATCGGCGCCAGGTCGCGATCGCTGTCGCCGGTGAGGCGGCGCCAGCCTTCCTCGTCGTCGTCGATCGTCTGGCCGGCGGCAGACTCGCGCACCGTGAAAAGGTCTTTGATCTTGTCCAGGAAGCCCATGGTTGTCCTCAGTGGGGGCGGCGGCCGAACAGCGCACCGCCGACCGGCCGCTTGAGCATGACGCTGCGGCCGGATTTGTTACGGGATTCGGGGGTGAATTGATCAGGCTTGGGGGCGACGGTCTCGCCGGCGGGCGGTGCGGTGTTGTCGCTTTCGAGAAAGCTGATGGCACCGGACAGACCATCAACCTGGTCGTCGTGCTTTCCCTTCGGGAAGTTTTCCAGCTCGTCCAGGAACGCTTTGTTCCAGGCGCCACGAACCAGCTTGATCCTGAATGCTTCTGCCTGGGCGCTGGCTGGCCTGGCGGCGGTTTCCTTGTCGACGCGTTTGGGTACTGCCCGCACGTCGAAGCCGGCCAGCGCCGAGATATAGAAATCCATCTCGGTTTTGCCAGCCTGGGCCGGATCCTGCTCGAGCGCCTGAGTGCACTCGATGCCGTCAGCTCGCGCTGTTTCCTTGATCAGTTTCACCACGCCGGCCGGACGCTTGCGGTCGCGAGCGACGTGCGCCACGTAATAGATTCCGTCCGGCGCCTTGCCTACCTTCGGGCCCGCTGTGTAGTCGGGGTCCGGGTTCTGGCTGTTCGGCTCGCTAGCTGCTCTGTCCCAGTAGCGCACCCAGCGGCAGTTCGCCGGCGCCTTATCGACGATCTCGAACCATTCCGACTTGAAGTAATCGCCTGCGGCGGGACGGATTTTCCAGTTGCCGTTCTTGAGCTGTTCGCGTTCGACGTTGGTCAGGGCGTCCAGGTTGGAGATATAGGTTGGATCCTTCTCCAGACCGATTTTGTTGTCCTTGTAGGACGAAGCAATGAAGGTCAGACTTTTCGGCTGCAGGTCGGGGTACTGATCGCGCAGCTCTTCCGGTGAATCGGCCCAGATGAGTTCGTTGCGGTAGCGAACAAACCAGCGGATGACACCGGACCGCTCCGGAATGGCATAGCCGGTTTCCTGGTCGATCCACCAAGCGATCAGATCAGCAACGAAACTATCCGGATCCGGGTTGGTGGTGGCGCGGATGTACGGTGCAACGCCCGAGTCGGAACGGTTGCGGGAAAGCATGTACCAGAATTGCCCCGCCGTGAAATGCGTCAGCTCATCGAAGCCGATCATTGCAACCTGGGAACCCTGCCAATCGAGCTTGTTCTTCTCGTGCTCCATGTGGGCGAAGGTGACGCGGGCGCCGCTCGGAAACGCCCATGAAAGGCTCGAAAGGTTCGGCTTGGCATCCAGTTGAGTGTAAAGCTCCTCGGAGGTATCCCACAGGCCGCCCTCAGCCTTCACTTGCTTGGTCGTTCGCCGAAAGATAACCGCCCCGAACTTGCTGTTTTCGCTGTGCCTGGTGGTCTCCAGGAGCAGCGCAAACGTTTTTCCACCGAACGCCGCGCCACCGTAGATGACGATATCGGCGCTGGACGCCAGGAAGGCCTCTTGTGGCCCTGGCTGGGGCCGGATGATCTGCGGCGAGGTCATCGACCGTTGTCCGGTAGGTAGATCTGCACGCGACTGGCGACGGCGCTGCCGATGCGTTCTGCCTGCTCCGGCGACAGGCCTTCTGCTTTGGCGCCAGCGATCGCGGCTGCTTTCGCTTCCGCTGCCAGTTTCGCATTGACCTCATCCGCCCAGCGGCTCTGATTGACGCGAGCTCGGCTGATTCGTGAAATCGACAGCGAGACATCCTTCAGCAGTTCCAGGCGCTCGCCGGCGCTGCTGGCCTCTTCTACCGCTTCGAGGTTTTCCATGATCTCGTAGAGATCGTTCTGAACCATCGACATCACAGCCATCGACCGATTGTCCGCATCGTCCGGCGCAATCAGCGCGATTTGCCGCGCGCCTTCAGTTGCTGCCTGGATCCGTTCGAGGCGCTTCTTGAGCTTCTGGCCAGCCCGATGCACGCTGCTTTTCTCGATGGCATAGCCGCGCTCCTGGAGCAAATCGGCCAGCGCTTCGTACTGAGAGAAGCCGCGCTTCACCAGCTCGGACTCCAGCCATGCGCGATCCGCGTCGGGCAGCATGTCGACCTTGCTTCGCACTGCCATTACAGGCTCCAGTACTTCTCGGGGCGAGCAATTCCCGGCTGGCAATCGACCGTGTATTCGACGATATCGACGCCGAGGCGGGTTAGCCCGACTTGCCACCGACCATCTGGGTGGCGTTGAACATCGACAACTTCCCGGTCGGCCAGGTAGTCGATCTCCCGGCGCAGTTCGATCTGCGTTGCGTCGGGATATTCCGCCTGAACCACCGACAGCACCAGGCGTTCGAAGGCGTTGACCGGGCGCGATTGATTCAGCACCAGGAGAATGATCCAGCGCATCGATTCACGACGCGCCTTCGCGAGATCAACCATGAAAAACACCTCCTCGAATGATCGAGTCTTCGAAACGCTTTGCGAGGCCGTCGATCTTGGCCTCGATGATCGACTGGCGACGGATATCGTCATCGCGCAGCACGTAGTTCAAGGGCAGCGCCGCTTTCAGCTCGAGCAGCTCGCGCTCGATTTTCTGCCAGCCGCCGGCTGACTCCTCCAGGGCGCTGAATCGCTTATCCCAATGCGCCTGTTGCCTCGCTTCGTTTTCAGCCTGGACCTTCTTCTCGGCTGCCTGACGCTTTTCGAACTGGACGAACAGGAACTTGACGACCGTTCCTACAAAGGAAAAGAAGGCCAGAAGTAGCGTGATCAGTTGCCACAGTTCGACTTGAACGACCATCATCCCCTCCGAACCGACATGCCGAGCCGCTCAATGTCGGACTGGCACTCGACACAGGTTTGGACGCCTGGAACATATTCGCGGCGCAGCTCGGGGATCGGTTCGCCGCACATTGCGCAGAACTCGGCGCTATCACCTGCCTCGTTCTGCGCCTGGCGGGCGCGGTCGGCCAGGGCGTCCTGGCGCATTTCTTCTTCGCGCTCCTGGGCGCGGTCGATGATGTCGCTCAATTGGCCTTTCCCTTCGTAGAAAAGCCGGATGGCGTCGCGGTCGGCGCGGCAGGCGTCGTAACGCTGCTGCGCGGTGTTGATCCAGCCGGCGACGTCGCGCTCGGTTGCGAACGGCCCGTCGTCGGCACCGGCGGCAGCGGCGGCAGCGGGCTGTAGAGCGACGCCGGCGGCGGCGGCTTCAGACCGATGCAACTCGGCTGGCGCAGGCGCTGTTCGGTTGAGCACGCGGACAGCGCCACCGCCAAGACAACGGCGATCCGATGACACCAAAGTTTCGATTTCACGGTTCTTCTCCTCGGCAAAGGTCTGCAATGTGATGCGGGTTTGTGCCAGCATCGTTTCCAGCGATGCCGCCCGGGTTTGTGCATCGGCCAGCGTCTCGGCGTTTTCCACGGCCGCGCCGGATGCCTGCTGTGCAATCCCGGTTTCGCGCAGGGCGGCAGCGCTGTCAGAGCGCCAGCCCTGCACCGTCCAGCCGGCAAGAAAAATCAGCGCCGAAATCACCAGCGCCGCGATGGTCTGTGTCTTTGCGCTCACGGGCGTTCTCCCGTCAGGCATTGATGAGCCATCTGCTGGCGCCGGGTCCAGATACCCCCGCAGAACCCCTTGTTCTGTGCCAGCGAGCAGTCACGGCCCTGGACCCGTTTGAAATCGAGAATTGTCCTGCACGCCGCGTCGTACTCCTGGCGCTGCACCTTGCCGGGAATGCTCGAGCGACAGATGGCGCCGGCGCCGACGGTGTAGCCGGTATCGACGTATGCGTCCCACTCGTACTGATGCAGCGTCGCGGACTCACCGAAGCATGCGCGCAACACATTTTCATCGCCCGCAATGTGCTTGACCGAGCGGCGGATTGCCTGCGGTGGCGTGATCTTGTCACCCGGCTGCACGGGCGACCCGTCGTCGCGTAGCGTGCTGCCCAGGCCGACGGTCCAGCGATCGCCCTGCACCGGCTGGATTGCCGTTGTGGAATAGCCTTCGTGCAACGCAATGCCGGCAAAGCCGGCCGCGGACAGGCTTAATGCGCCGACGAAGATCCGCGCGTAAATCGATTTGGACATGAGCCCCCCGGGACAGGCAGTAGATGCCGATCAGGGTACGCAGCGGCCGCCGGCGGCCGCAGGGGGCTGACTTACGGAGAGGGGGTCAGAACAACAATCCCTGGGCGTCGTCGACCGGCTTGAGAACCAGCTTTCTGACGCGCGGGGGCGACTTGGCCTGCAGGCTGGCCGGCATGATGTCGAGCGATGGCGCCTTCAGTACCTTCTCGACCGCCTTTCGGCTCAAGTTGTACTTGATGCCCAGCTCAAAGACGGCGACGCGTGCGCTGACGCCATCGGCCACCATGGCGTCGAATTCAATGCGGATCAGTTCGTGGGCGCGCTGTGTGGTCACAAGCTTCAGGTTCGGTACCAGCATGTCGTCGCCCTGGTAGTGTTTTACCAGCGCTGCGCCGGCGGCCTCGCCGACCACATCGACGAGTCGTTGCCAGAGGCGACGCCCGGCAGCGCCAGCGCCGCCAGGTGTCTTTGGCATCGGCACATCGGCGCCGGGCCAGGCGTCGATCAGCTTCGCCGCCGCCTCAAGGCCGGCGACGCTGATCAGGGTTGACGCCGATGGCGGGAACGCGGGGTAGCGGGCCAGTTCGGCGAGCAGCTCGGGGGTCATACGCCTTTGCGCTCCGCGAAAATCTCAAGCGCCTGGATCACCTTCAACAACTGCGGGCAGTCGCAGAATTCCAGCGGCTGCCGCGTGCCGCGCATGTGCTCTGTAATGCCCTCGATGTACGCCTTCGGGGCGACGGGCACGGGCGGGGTGAGCAGCTTGCCGATGCGCTGCGCCATGCGGTAGATCTTCTGACCGTAGATCTGGCGCTCCGGCGTCAAGCGGAAGACGAAGCGCCATTCAGCCGTCGATCCGGTGCCCGTCGCCGGCGCGCCGGATGCCTGCTGCAGGCGGCGCAGGTGGGCCACCAGCTTTTCGAGCTGGTCGGCAGTCATCTGCGTGAGGCTGGCCACACCAATCACATCCCGCTGGATATCCCGGCGCTGCTCCTCGCTCAGGGCGAGCCCTTTGCGGCCGCAAATGGCCATGACGATGCGGCGGAGTTTTACGCGCTGGTCAGACATCGCGCAGCACCGCGAAAAACGCCTCGTGGTAGGCGTCGACCGCCACCGAGATCACATGCACCGGCCACCAGGCCAGCGTCAGCGCACGCGGCGCGCGCAGCGGGAAAAGGAGGCGCATCAGTTGTGGGTTCACAGCAATCTCCCAGGGCGCCCGACGTAGAGGCCGTCGGAAGCCAGTAGCAGAGCAAGGATCAGGATTGAGAAAATCATGTTCAACACGTTGTAGAAACCGCGAGCGCCACAGCCACAGGGCGGACCCAAACCGGTGTTGATGACAACATGAACGTCTCTCCGGACATGGCCAGCAGAATCGTCTGCCCCATCATGCTGGCAATGGCACGGGCGGTAGCGCGCGGGACGGCATTGCCGATGCGCTCGCGCTTGGCTTCGTCGCTGCTGCCGTGCAGATCGAATACTTCACCTTCGGCGTAATCGTCTGGGTCGTAGAGGCTCTGCAGGGCGGCCATGTCGAGCGTGGTCATCGGGCGGTGCCATGTGCCGTCCTCGGCCCGGATGAATGCCACCAGCTTTTCATTTGCGGTCGGAAGCGCCGCAACGTCATCCATACGCGGATCTGCAACGCTCCAGCGGCCGTTGTCATGGCAGGCAGAACCGCTGACGGCACCGGTGTGGGAATCCCAGGGAACAACGCCGTAATGACCGCCGGTCAGATAGTGGTCGCCGGGGCCGGGTATGCCTGCTGCCGGGCGAGGGTCGGCTACCGCATAGGCGCCTTGCCCTGTCGTGCTTCCACCAATAACGGTGCCGGCAGGCTCTCCCCAGGCAGTGACCGGATATTTTCCGTAAGTCGGACCATTGCGGCGAGGATCAGCGACGGATAGAGCCCCGCTGGCCACCTGCTGAGAACCAATCACCGTTCCAGAATGTTCGCTCCAGGAAACCACAGCGTATTTCTTCGAACTTGCGCCAGGGTGCCAGTTGTTGCACCGAGGATCTGCAACAGAAAACTTTCCACCGCCAGGTGCCGACTGACCGCTGATTGTCCCAGCGTGGCTTTCCCAGGGCAACACGCCGTACTGGCTGTATTCGTGGCCGGAAAAGCGTGGATCGGCAACGGCGAACTTGCCGTTAGACGGGGAGCTTCGCCCTGTGATTGTTCCGGACGGCTGGTCCCATTGAGTGACACCCATGTATCCGCCGTGATACTCGGGCACGATCAGGTAATCGCGCAGCCGTCCGTCTTCGACATGTAGTCGGTTGAGGCTTCTCCAGTCTTTTCCCGCTTGGACGAATGCAAGCCGGATCCAGGTCTTCCATTGCAGGGCCGGAATCCGGTGCATCGGCCCGGCCGTTGGATCGCCTGGCAGCGCGTAGCGGCCGAGCACCTCGCCAACGCTGCGCAGCGGGCGTTTTGGTGGTTCGTAAAGGAATGGTGGGATTTTCTCGATGTGCCTTGCGACCAGGAGAAACCGTTTCCGGCTCTGCGCCAGACCGCCGAGTTCGCCGCAGTCATGGGCCGTCTCGGCGACGGCGTAGCCGTAATGACGCAGCACGGCGACGATCTGGTCGAGCAGATGCCGGCCGCGAGTGCTGATCCTGGGCACATTCTCGAAAATGATCAGAGGGATCGGGTCATGCTGATAGGCCTCGCACGCCAGCAGGATGGTGCGCAGAGTCAATTCGTTCAGTGCCTGATACTTGCGCGTTTTGGAAAGCGTCTCGTTGAGCAGTCCTGAAAGACCCTTGCACGGGCTACTGGTGAAATAGATGTGGGGTGTTTTATTGTGAAATGACGCCCGGAAATCTGCTGGCGTAGCCTCCTTCCAGCCTTCCGGCGGTTCATTGCCGTGGAATGCGCGGTACTGATCATGGGTGAAGAGGTCCATCAGGGTGCCTTTCACACCGGTTGCCTTCTCAAAATCGGCCAGACCAGCGGGGTCGACGTCGACCCCGCCCAGGCAGACGAACTCCGCTTCCAGATTGCCGACTCTGGCAAAGCCTTCATTGAAGCCCTGTGCGCCGCCTCCGAGGCCACAGCAGGCGTGGGCATGGTAGATGGTGACTTTGGTTGTCATCGTGCGCCTCAGTTGAGTTCCTGCTCGCCGCCCAGGGCTTCGACCAGTTGCGGCAGGAAGCGCACCAGCTCGCCGGTCATCAGCGCGAAGTCGGCGTCGAACTGCTCGTCGGCACGTTCGGCGCTCTTCTCGGCTTCTTCCTTGAGGATGTCGAGAAAGGCCAGCCGCTTGATTTCCAGCTTCTCGGTGAGGACGAAGGAGATGCGCTCGTCCCAGGTCAGCGCCAGGCGCGTCGGCAGCTTTCCGGCGGCGAGGTGGGCCTTGATCTCGGCGCCGACTTCGTCGCACAGCGGATGGCGGACGTAGCGCACGGCGGCCTTTTCCTCGGCGACCGATTTCAGTTCGCATTCGCGGTCGACGGTGAAACCGGCCGGCGCTTCGCCACCGGCCAGCCAGTCGGCCATCGCCGCTTGCGGCGAGAGTTGCGTGTGCAGCGCCTTCAGCGGGAATTCGTCGAGGCAGTGGCGCAGGTGTTCGATGACTTCCTCGGCCTTGGCGATACTGCCGGCGTCGACGACAAACCAGCCGTTGGTCGGATCGATCCAGACGAAGGTCGAGCGCTTGTGGGTGAAGGCGCGCGGCATCAGTTCCTCGGTGACGCGCTCCTTGATTTCCTTCATCTGCTTGCGGCCGGGCGGGTAGCCCTGCTGATCGGCGATCTGCTCGGCGCGTTCCTGCGCCGTTTCATTGACCACTGACGACGGCAGCAGGCGCTGCTCGACAGCCAGCGCGATCAGCCACTGGCGGTTGTTGGCGTAGATCAGCGCGCCGTCCTTGCGCGGCGATACCCAGCCACGCGACATCGGCTGACTGGACGGGCAACGGGTGAATTCACCGCGCGCCAGTTGCTCGTCGAGCTTGGCCAGGTCGATCGACCACGGCGCGGGCAAACGGTAGAGCATCAGATTCTTGAACCACATGTTCATTCTCCTTCTGGATTGATATTCCGACGGGTAGGCGACTCAAATAAGCTGCCTTGCGCTCTCGCAAGCCCTGCAGTGCATGCAGGATTGATCCACAGCACTTCGGTCCTTGTTGCGCCGCCTCGGCCACCGCTTATTCGTGCGACCGTGGTGTGCATATCCCAGTCGGCCAACGCAGAGGCATACAGGTCATTCTCATAGCCGCACAGGACTACCATGCCCTGAAGAGCACGCAGAGCAGAAACAAGATCCTCGTGATCCTCGTCTGTCATCTCATGTCGGTACCCCCCTTGTTTTCGCATCACGCGTGTCGCATGTACGTAAGGGGGATCGACGAAATGCAGCGTATTGAGACCATCGTGCTGCTGCATCACATCGATAGCCGGCCGGTTCTCAATCAGCACGCCGCCGAATCGCTCACCAGCGGCGGACAAGGCCGGCGGATAACTCAGCCAATCCTGCTGGGCGGTGCTGTAGCGGCGCTTGGTATCAGTGCGCAGACCGGTGCAGCCCTTCGTCGCTCCAGCAGAGCCGAAACCCATCTGGGCGCGGATTGCTGTGCGACGTGCTCGCTCAACAGGGTCACATGCCGGCTCCCAGGAAAGTTCGAACTCTTCCCGCGCATAGGGCGTGAGCATGCAGGCATCTTCCAGTCGGCGCCGCTGCTCTGGGTCGCGCAGCACGCGGAAAAAGTTCACAACGTCACCGTCCATGTCGTTGTAGACCTCGGCATAACTTCGCGGCTTTCGCAACAGCACGCCGGCAGCGCCGCCGAACGGCTCGACGTAGCACTCGTGAGGCGGGAAATGCTGTATCACCCAATCGGCGATGCGGAATTTTGCGCCGTGGTAGCGCATCGCCGGGCGGTTACAGGTCGTGCTCTGCGCCATCACGCACCCCGCCTGACATGAATCACCGTCCGCTCGATGCGCTCGCCGAGGCTGCGCAGGCGGTAGGTTTCGGCGTCGTCGTCGCCATCGAGGGTATGGATGACCTGCCCGGCTTCGTTGAGCAGGTCGGCGCAGACGCCCAGCTCGCCGCGCAGGCGACGCGCCGTCTTGAGCAGTTCGTGACGCGACGCCTTGAGTCTGGGCTCGAAATCTCGCGGCGCCGGCAGTTTCGCGGTGACGCGGCCGTACAGGAAACCGGCCGACATCGGGGCGACCAGGAAGGCGAGAAAACCGAGGCCAATCACCCAGGGTTCGAAGCTGGTCCGGGACAGCACATAGATGTGCCAGGCGACAACCAGAACCACGGGGATGCTGGCGAGCATCGGGCGGCTGATTTTCATTGCGCGACCTCCGAAAGCTCCGCCTCAAACGGGACGACCACGAAATCCTCGCCCTGGCTGATCGAGATGCCGGGCACGTGCGAGACGGCTTCAGGCTCGTTGAGGATTGCCTCCTTGTTGACCTCGTCCTTGGTGCGGATGAAGCGGGCCAGGCCAAGACGGCGCAGCGCATCGATCACTGCATCGGCGCCGGTGATGCGCACGCTCGGCGGGCGCAGGCGCCAGACAAGCTCGCCGGTCGTCAGCGCGGCGGTCTTGACCTTGCCGCCCTGAGTCAGGGCCTCCCGATTGGCCTCGGCGAAGGTCTGCACACCCTGCGTGAGCGCCTGCAGCTTCTGGCGCAGCGGTTCGGCGCTGGTTTCGTGGCGTTGCTTCACTGCCGCCAGCTCGTCGTTCATGTCCGCCTCGAGGCGGGCCAGGTCGCGATTGATGCGGCCGATCTCGGCGATCGCCTCCGCGGCGGCCTCACGGCTTTGCGGGACCGAGACCGCGACGGCGGGGGTTTTGAGGCGGGTTTTCTTTGCCATGGTGTGAATCCTTAATTCGGTTGTTTGCGGTAGTAGCGGTAGGAATACTTCTCGCCCGTCCGGACGATCTCGCCGTCGTTTGCCATGCGGCTCAAGGCAGCAGTCAGACCGTTGTCGAGGTAGTCCAGGTCGGCGAGCAAGGCCCGGATTTGAGCCAGGGACAAGGCGTTTTCCTCGCCGAGCGGCAGCCGTTCGCGCAACGATTCCGCGAGCCCGCCGCGCCGCGGCGGCAGTCCTTTTGCCTTGCGCTCAAGCCATTCGGCCCGCTGACGCTCCTGCTCTGCCGCCATGCGTTGCGCCTGGGCGCCCGCGGCCTGGAGTTGCGCGGCAAGGCTCAACATGGCGCGCTCTCCTGGAACAAGCCGAGGTAGTCGCGCAGCTTGCGGGTCACTTCGACCGACAACTGGACGGTAGTAGCACCGTCGTCGATGGTGAGCGCGCCATTGCTCCAGACCGCCATTTCGGTCATTGCGGCGTCAGCGAAAACAACCTCGTCGAAGCCGCCAGGCGCGGTGACATCAAGGTTTTCCTCATGCTCGTCCGCCGCCTGCGCGTTGGTGTTGGGAGAGGCCTCGTCGTTCGCCAACCTACGGAACGGCCAGCCCCCTTGTCGTGCGGAGGCCTCGGGGTATGCGGGCGCCAGCGGCGGCCAGGTATCCGCTTCCGGTTCCAGCAGGTTGGCGAAATTCGCGACTTCAGCCTCGGTCATCGACGGCCCGGCGAACGGTTTCTCAGCCGTCGTGGTGATCAGCGCGACAGCGTCCGGGCTGCTCGGGGTCAATGCCGATACGGGCGGTTGGTCGGATACGCCGACCGCAGCGCCGCCATGCGCCATGCTCTGAGCCGAGTCGCGATGCGGCGCGACCGCATCCTCTCCCGGTGCGGGGTCGCTGGCCTCGCACCCGCCGGCAACCCCGGCGGCGGTATCGGCCGCCAGCTCGCCGACTGTCTGGATGATGCGCTCCGGGGGCGCATCCTTGAACTCGATGGCGGTGACGACACCTTTCGTCGGCTTGAAAATCACGGGCGGCTGCAGCCGATGCAGCGTCGTGATGTGCATGTCGATATTGGAGACGGGGACGTGAAACTGTGCTGCGAGATCGCTCCGGGAGATGCCGTCCTTGCCGGCCGCGGTGATGGCAGCGATAACCTGCTGCCGGGTGATCATTTGCTTTGCCATGATTGGCTCCGAGGGTTGTACCGGCGACGCGGTCGGGCGTCGGACGGCTTGGTGTTGCTTGAGAGGTTTCGCAGCCGCCTTGGGGCGGGCGGTGATCGTGAAGTCGGCGAAAGACATCGGCCGCGCCGCGCCGCTCGCCGATTCGGCGATGCGGTAATCGAACGCATCCGGTTTGCCGGGCCGGATCACCTTGCAGGCGACCAGGTAGCCGCTCTCGACCGCTGGCTGCAGCAGAGAGCACACCGTTTCCGGGGGCAACTTCAGGCTGGTGGCAATGTCATCGCTCCGGGCGAATCTGCGCTTTGCGATCATCTCCAGCGCGCGGTCGAAGTCGTTGGTCATGTCAGCGCGCCGCTTTCTGCCACGCCAGGTGCCAGGTGTAGCCCAGGCGGGCGTAGAACTTGAGCGCCAGCGTGAAGCGACGACCGGCGCGCAGCGGCGCCGCCAGCAGAGAGGTCAGTGCGGAACGCATTTCACCTCCCGCCAGAAGATGCGGACGTTGTCGGCGCAGCCGAGCCAGTGCTCGATCATCAGCCCGCCTTCCGGGTCGCGCTTGATCAAGCCGCACTCGGGGCCGAACACAGCGTAGATGTGGCTCACCGGCGCAACCACCAGGTAGGCGCCATTGCGATCCGTGGCCATGGTCAGGATCGGCAGGTTGTTGCGCACCGCGAAACGCATGGCGGTTTTCATGTCTTCGAACATGCGGTCGATGCTCAGGCGAGCGTCGGCGATCGGGCCGCCGACGGCGGGCAGCATGGCCGGCGCGAGGATTTCCGGCACGGCGGCGGTGCGCCAGGTGGGATTCATGGTCATGTCACAGCTCCTTGATCAGGTCGCCGGTGATGAGCGGCAGGCCAAGTTCGGCCGCGCGATTCATCGCCCGGGTCACGGTGTTGTTCACCACCAGTGGGTAAAGGTTGGTATGGACGGCCTGCGTCTGCCGATCGACCTTCGTCCAGCGGGCACGGATGGCGTCGTAGGCGTCATCGGCCAGCACTGCCGAGGCATCGGCGCCAACGCGGCTGAACTTGTGCTTCAGGTAGCCCTGTAGGTGCTGGTGCAGCGGCTCCAGGGTGGCGATTTCGCAGCGGTTGATGAATTCGCGCGCCTCGGGGTAGCGGTCGACGTCCAGCTTCTTGCGCATTTCAGGCTGGGCGATCAACACGATGCTGAGCACCCGCGAGAAGCCATCCTCGGCCTCGATCTCGTTGAAGCGCTTGAGGTACTTGAGCGTCTCGATCGATAGATCGTGCGCCTCCTCGATCATCAACACATGCTTGTTGCCGGCGCGCGCCGAGCGCAACAGCGCCTCGCGCACCTGGCGTGCCACCGCCTCGGTCTTGACGCGGACCGGTGTGTCCGGCTCGATGTCCGCCAGGATCGATGCACCAATGCCAACGGTGCTCAGCTTCTTCTTGTCGAAGGTTTGCGGAAAGATGATCCGGATGTTCTGGCGCTCCCGGGAAATCCGGTACTTCAGCAGCTTGCGCAGCGTCGTCTTGCCCGATCCGGATTCGCCGATGGCCGCAGTGATGCCGCCGACCAGGGCCGTCTGGATCATCGCCTCGACCACGTACTGCTGCGACTCGGACATGTAGATGTCGTCGGGCGAATTGACGTCATCGATGAACGGATCGCGGAACAGCTTGAAGTGGCGCTTTGCCATGGGTGACAGCATTTGAATCTCCAGAGGTTTGAACAAGGGCTCGTGTTTGCGGAAGCTGGCCGGTTTCGGCGACGGCTTGCCGACATGGGCGCCGACGGGGTGAACGTGGTTGTAGCGGTCGTCGCCCTCGGGCTCCCACATCGTTTCCAGCTCGGCCGGGTCACAGCCATCGGCCAGCAACTCGACGTGGATCTGCCGCTTGATCTCTTCTTCCGGCGTCGTGCGCGGGAAGAAGCTGTAATTGATGATCGCGCTCAGTGCCGGCGACGACAGGGGAACACCCCGCGTCTGCTTGATCCGCGCCGCGAAGGTGCGGGTTGAGATGCCGGCACGTTTGAGCACCCCCTTGAGCTTGATGGGCATGTACTCCGCTCCCCTAAACGCCTTGATTGCCGCCGACATGGCTGCCCTCCTGGACTTGGTTGCATCGGGTTTTCATGTGAAAATCTCCGCGTGGTGTTTCAAAACTGGCCCGGAACCGTTGCCGCGGTGACCCGGGCCTCCTCTTTCAGGCCCCGCCGGCAGCAGCAAGCCGCGGCGGTTCCTCAAAGCCTTGCAGGCGCGCGACGATCGTCGACACCTCGTTTTCCGGGGCGCCGGCCGGGTACCATCCCGCCACCAGGCGGTAATGCTCGACGGACCACACGCCAGGCATGGCGCCGGCCAGCCGAGCCGCCAGTTGGACCAGGTTCAGCGTGCGCGCCTCGACGACCAGCATTGCCGGCTTGCTCAGCGAGTTGCCGCTGAAATCGGTAGCCACCGGCGACGTCACCTCAAGTTCAGTGCCCGGCCGCGCCATGTAGGCCGCCGGCGTGGCGCGCTCGAGCGGGCCGGTAATGTCCAGCCCGCCGCACACCGGCTGGCGGCGCTTGCGGGCCGCGTCGATCTGCAGCTTCTCGTCGCTGCCGTAGGCCATCGTGTCCAGCGCGGCGCGGTCGTGGTTGGCCTGCGTCAGCGGGCGGGACTTGAACTCCTCACCCCAGACTGCGGCATCCGCCGCGAAGCCGGCCATGTCCTTTTCTTCCGCCACGCATACCCAGTGCACATCGTTGCCGTGCTCGTCCTGGTCGATGACCAGGATGGAATCCTTGCGGTACGGGTTCATTGCCACCATCACCTTGGCCTTGTCGCGCAGGCCGGGAATGTGGTCGACGCGATAGCTGATGCCCTTGAACTCCACCGAGAGATCGCCGCCCACGGTGCGCTCCACCGGCTTGGTGGTCAGCAGCTCGCGGCAGAGATCCACGGACGGCGCCACGCGCAACTGATCGCGCTTGACCATCTGCCACAGCCCGTAGCGGGTATGACCGTGCCGGCGGTGAATCTGGGTGCCGTTGAACCAACGCATCCAGATTCCGGCGTGACGATTCAGGGCTTCCAGGTCGTCGATGGCGCAGGCGATCAAGCGCGACTCGAAGCTGCACTCGATGATGTTGTGGCTGTTTTCCACCTGCCCCTTGGCGCGGGGGTTCTTGGGCTTGTGGATGATCAGGTTCACCTGCAGCAGCTTGCAGAGGTTCTTGAACATGTGCGCGCCGTTGGCGCTGCCCGGGTCCAGCACCAGGATGATCGGCACCCCGTGGAAAGGCTCTTGCTCGTTGCTCTTGGCCTGAATGGCGTCGATGAAGAACTCGGCCACCATGGCCGCCGACTCGGCGCCGGTGTAATAGCGCACGACGATCGTGCCGCTGTAGTGGTCGGTGGCGCTGTAGCGGATGACCATGGCCTTGACCCGCTTGTGCATGGACTCAGGCTTGTTCTTGTAGAACTCGTCCTTTTCCATGACGCCCATGCCGCCGTTGTCCAGGTAGTACAGCACGCACACTGACGCGTCGATCTGCCAGACATGGTTCGGGTGCAGCGAGCGCATGCGGATGTGCGGCTTGGGCCGGTTCATCGTATCCACATCCAGCTTATATTCCCGCATGGCCCGGGCAATGGTGCCGGTGGCCACCGGCACCACCTCGCCGGTACTCGTATCGACGCGGCCCAGGGCGGCCAAGCCGTTATCGCGGGCCATTTGCGTGGCCGTGCCGATGCTCATGATGTCCTTGCCGTTGGCGCGCTGCGCCTGCACCTTGAGCATGGCCACGGCCATCACCTCTTCCTTGCTGACCGAGCGCTTGCCGGCGTCGGTGCGGCGCTTGCGCGGCTGGGCAAAGCCCGCTTCCGTGATCTGGCGGTAAAGGGTTTTGACGGTGCAGCCAAGCTTGCTGGCCCACTCACCAGCTACGCACTGCTTGAGACCGTGGCCGGCGGTTGCCAGGGCATCGGCGGCAGCGCGCAGTTGCAGCACGCGATCCGGATCAAGTGCCATGATTGCCTCCATCACTGCACCTGGGGAATCCAGTCGCCGGTTGCTGCGTCGCCAGCGTCCGGCGTGCACCACTCCGGCACCAGCTCCAGGGCCACCCCGTAGTCGTTGGCGATCTCGGTGACCTCGACGATCAATCGGTTCAGCGCCCCGGCCATGGCCGTCTTGAGGCCGAGCCCGGCCTTGTCGTCGCGGGCGATCTTGTCGATGGCGGCGCGCACGCCGATCATGGTCTTGACCACGTCGGTGGTGGCGGCGTTGAGGCGCTCCTCCAGCAGCACGGCGCGTTCGTCGGTGGTCAGGGCTTCCTGCTTGTTGAGCTGCTCGACCAGTTCACTGATCCGCTGCGACTTGGCGGCGATCAGCTTGTCTTTGGCGGCCAGTTCACCAGAAGCTTTTGCCGCCGCGCCGGCGACCGCGCTTTCCTTGTCGGCGCGCGCCATGCGCAACTGAGCGCGCAGCTCGGCAACCGACATCTGCTCCACATCGTCGAGCGTCAGGCCAAGGACGGTTTGGCCGTCGCTGAGCGCCGTGAGTTCGTCGTCGTCGAGAACCATCAGTTCGAAGAGCTTGGTTTTCGAGCGCGTTGCGTCAATCAAATGTCGCGTTGACGCGACATTTGGGAAGCGGGTGGCGGCTTGCATCATCCGCGCCGCAACCTTTCGGTCGACGCCGATTTCTTCGAGCACCGGCAGCCAGGCGCCGTGGCCTTCGCATTCCTTCATCACGATCAGGCAGCGTCCGACCTCCAGCGCCTCATCGGCGGTGCGGGCCATGTGGTAGCGGCAGCGGTCGATGTAGCGGGTCCGGTCGTAGGGCTGGCCATCGCCGTACTGCGCCAGCACGGCCTGCTGGTGCGTGGCCACCGCCAGCTCCATGGCCGGCAGTTGGTCGGCGTCGGCGAGGTCAGCGGCTGCCTGCTCATCGTTGAAATCGACGCCCTGGATGTTGGGCTTCAGGGCCTTGCGGCCGCGCCTGGTGGCTTCGGTCATGGTTCTCTCCCTTATCTACGGGTGTAGCGCTGGCGGATTTCATCCACGCGGGACTGCGAGCGCTCCAGGTTCAGTTGAAAATCGACGGCGACCTGTACGATCTTCGGACCGAGGCGCCAGCGGCCGGTGTCGGGCAACTGCTCGGCCAAGCCGGCTTCCTTGAGGTTGGCCAGGTCGCGCGTCACGTTGCTCGGGTTGGTGTCCAGCGCCTTGGCCAGATCGCTGGGGGCCAGGCCGGCCAGCTCGTTGCCGGCCAGCAGCAGGACGGTACGCAGCAGGCGCTGCTGGGCGTTGTTGATGTAGTCGCTCATTCGCCAGACTCCAGCGGCAGTTCCGGCTGGCTGTTGCGGCGGACGTTTTCCCGGTGATAGGCCATTGCGCCCATGGCCTGCAGCAGCGCGCCCATCGTGTCTTCCGCCGTGGTGCGCCCTTCGGAAAAGCCGAGCAGCGCGCCGATCGCCTCATGGGTGATGCGCTGCAGCCCCTGCATGTCGCTCGCCACCAGGTCGCGCCCGGTGGGGATGTCCAGAAGCATGCGGTGGCCGTGGCCAGCCAGGTAGCGGATGACGGCGCTGCCGCCGGTGGCGTGCTCCCAGCTCGCCAGCACCGAGGCCGGCATGCGGCCGCTTTCCAGCCACTTGTAAAGCACGTGCGGCGGCACCGCCATCAATTCCGCAATCCGCTCGACGCCGCGGCGATGCCGGCTCAGGGCGAACTGTTTGTCCTGTTCGAAGGCCCCGCGCAGTGTGCCGGCCGGCGGGGGTGAAAAACGAGGAGGCATTCGAAATGTCCTTTTTGCAGGGTGGTCAAAAAAGCTTCGGTTTTGCTACTATGCAAACGGGTTTTGCGTGGCTAAATTGCAGTCATCGCAACGGAGGAGATCGTTATGAGCGAGAACGAAAACCTGAAAGAAGAAATTGCCGAGCTGCGTTCTCAAATCGCTTTGCTGAAGCAAGAAATCGATTCAGTGGATGACTGGGCAAATGGGATTCAGTTGTCGTTGATTGCTCTTCTGCCATTTCTGCTGCGCGGGCATCCAGAGGTAAGCAGAGCCGAGATGACGTTGCGCGGACTTCGCGACCGCTACCTGGCGCTAACGGATCGACCAAGTCGGGACGAACCTGCTGCGCGCTATGAGGCGGCGAAAATGCTCTATGAAGAGCTGTCTCTTCTTGGCGCATGGCGGCAGCCAGGGCGATAGAAAACGACGGGGGAATGACTTGCTTGCCGTTGGCGCGGCGGGAGGCTTTGGCGATGGCTTCAGGGCTGGGAATGCCAAAGACCGGCGTGAGTTGTTGCATGTCAGCATCCTTCACGAGTGGCGCCGCGTTCGTTGCAGAAGCGGAGCGGCGGGTAGTTGGTGTCGAAGACCTCGACGATGGAGCCGGAAGGCATCGACGTCGGCGCATCCAGGCAGCCGACAACGTATTGCGACTCGTAGCCGAGGCCGTACATGTCACGGCGCAGGCCGTAGACGTGTTGCCAGCCGGTGAAACGGCGGGTGGGTTTGATGGGGCGGCGCAGGTGGCAGAACGGGCGGTATTTTTCGGCCGCCCACTGGCTGAAGGTTTCGCCGTGACGGGCTAGACCGGCTTTGAATGACTGCGGGGTCATGATTGGCCTCCTGGGAGAAATGGAAAGGAGATGGGGCGATGGCTTTACCTGGTGGCTTCCAGGAAGCGTTTGATTTCCTCGAGCGTGTTTACAAGTCGGTCAAGGCGCTGCTGGGATTCAAGGAACAGAGCGAGATGCTCGGCTTGGTGAATTCGACGCAGAGCGAGCTCTTTGGCCTGCGTGCGGAGCACCAGGCGGCGCTGCGCCGCATAAGCGAGCTTGAAGCCGAGCTGGTGCAGGTGAAACAGTGGGAAGAGGACAAGCGCCGTTACAAGTTGCACGAAGTCTCCCCAGGCACCTTCGTATTTCGGATCGATCCGGTGAAGCAAGAAGGAGAACCCGCGCATGATCTGTGCCCCCACTGCTACCAGGAGGCGGTCAAGTCGATCCTGCAGCGTGGGGCAGTCGCGCAGCAGCACGACACGCTGCGTTGCCCCAGGTGTGCCGCTGTTTTCCTGCTGGACCGGATTGAAGCTGCTGGTGTGACCGTCAGCCCCGGCGCCCAGGGGAGGCGTCGTTTGATTGATGTTTGATTTCATGGCGGGCCTCAGGCTTCCGGGTTGATACCGAGCTTGAGGGCGATTTCGCGACCGATGCCCCAGTAGCCGCGGCGTACACCGCGCACGATGTCGGATACATCGCGATAGTTATAGCCATTGGCTGCGGCGAATGATTTGAGGGTGTATCCCTGCTGGCGCAGGCGCTGTTTGATGTTGTTGGACTCGGTCTTGGTCATGGGAGGCCTCCGGGGTTGTTGTCGCTGTACATACGCACCATTTGGTGCGGTGTGATGTGAATTTAACCCACCATATGGTGGGTGTCAACTATTGAGTATTGACATGGGAATCGAAAGATCAGATATCGCTATTCGTCTATCCGAAGAGCGAGGCCGGCTTAGCATCAGCCAGTCAGACTTTTGCCAAGCGATTGGAATAGCTACGGAGACGCTGCGCCGTTATGAGAACGGCCAACGTGAAATGGGTGTTGAGTTCCTAGCGCAGGCGGCCAGACTGGGCGTTGATGTCCAGTACATCCTTCTTGGTGTTCGCTCAGCTAATGCCAAGGAAGCCGAACAGGCTGTCGCACCGGTCGTTAGCATCGCTGGCACTAATGGCAATGTGATTGGCGTAATCAACGGCGGAGCGACAATTCACCAGGTAAATACACAGCGCCATGTCCAGAAAACGATTGCCCAGGTAAATCCCGGTGGTGAGCACATTAGTGATGAACAGGCGGCTGCTCTGCATGTTCTGGTCGATAAAGTGATCGAAACCGAAGCGCGGCTAAAGCAAAAACCTAAGGGGTATCGCGCAGTCTGGGGGGCTTTAAACGCGCATTGCGGCGTTCCCCAATACCGCCTTATTCGTTCGGCTGACTTTCAGAAGGCTCAGAAGTATCTACACCAATGGATCGGCCGACTGGATGCTATGGCTACGGCGCCGATTAAAGATGGCGATGCGTGGCGGAAGCGAAAGTACGCATACATTAAGATCAACAGCAAAGATGATCCAGAGGTTGTCGATCGTTACATCGCGAAAAATTTCAGGGCATCTAGCATTGCCGAGCTGAGCAATTCACAGCTTGAGCAGCTATACCGGTATGTGGCTGGTAGAAAGAGCAAAACCAAATAGGCGCACGCGCACTTGGATCGGTTTTAACGGGGTCTGCGGCACGAGGTAGCGGACCGCCTATGAAAATCGCTCTTAGGGCGTTCTGATCATGTTCTGAACATCATTAGCAAGTGGGGGGGGAGGATGAAACGACAGTATGGATTCGGATTTCTACATATATTCGGCTTGATCTTGATTTTCCTTATCGCGACGATTGGCTTTCAGACGTATCAGAAACGGGCCGCTCGGCTCGCCGAAGAGCATGCGGAAGCTGTTCGAGTAGAGCGAGTCTCCAAAGAGCTCCAGGTGCTGATTGATCTTTCACGAGAACTGGCCGATGCCGCGCAGCTAGCCGCTGCGACCGGCCGTATCGCAATGGCTACGCTTGTTGCCAGGCTGCAAGATGTGCACCGCAGGATTCAAAATGCAACAGCGTCCGACTGCGCGCTTCAGGCAAAGGCTCCGCTTGATATGCAGGCGGGTTTTATGTCTCACGCGTTCATCAGTTTCATGAGCAATTCAGGCGGGACTGGGGAGGCAGTCGCAAAGAGTCTGTTTGAGCGCGCCGAAGATCAGAAGAGCAAATTCCAGGCGGCAGTTGCTGTCTGCCGTGAGTCGCTTCAGTTAAAGCCTGTTGGGGTTGGGGCGGCTGGGTAGCGCAAGCAATGATGATTTTCCGTGAGGGAAAAATATGAAACCAGTATTCAGACTTGCATTGGTTGGCTATTTTTTTCTGTTTACGCTGCCTGTAGCGCACGCCCAATACAAATGCGTCATCAAGGGCCAGACGACCTATGCCGACCAGCCGTGCGCCGTGGATGCGCAGCATGTGGGCAAGATGCAGGACTACGTCCCGCCAGAGCAGCGCATCCAGCGCCAACGCCAGAGCATCAAGGAGCGCCAGCAGCGCAACGCTGTGGAATCCCGAGAGCGCGCCGAGTACGCCGAGCGCGATGCAAAGTGGGAAGCGAAGATGCAGGCAGAGCGCGACGCCGAGCGCGACCGAAATATCCGCTGCGCCGACCTGCAGCGCCGGATCACCAACGATAAGCGAGCCACGGCGCTGTACCAGGATGTCGGCTTTCAACGCAGCTTGACGCAGCGCGAGAGCGAGCTACGGCAGAACCAGGAGCGGTTCGATCGCGAGTGCCGCCGCTGAAATGGAGCTTCCTGTGTTATCCGAAAGCGTTCTGACCGCCTTGATTGCGGGCCTCTCTGCCCTGGCCGGCGCGGCGCTGGCGAACTGGAGTGCTGCTCGCCAGCAAGATCAGCAAGACAGAATGGCGGCGCTTCGCGAGCATCAGGCGCTGATGCGCCAGCACCGCGCTGAATGCCTGGGCTGGGTGCTGGAGGCTCGCACGCGAATTGAGGCGCTACTGCCTCGCCTCAATAATCAAAAAGTGCCTTCCGCACCTGCAGATAAAACTGCTGCCGTTGCTGCGCGGCAAGCCTACGCCGTTGCGCTGCTTTACCTAGTCGACGCACGCCAGCCGGCGAAGGCGTTTTACCAGGCCACAGTCCAGATGCAGTTGGCTCTCGATGATCCTGGCGATAAGCTTCAAGAAGCGATTGCGGCATGGCGATTGTCTTATGAGGCATTGGAAAATTGCCTGGCTGACCTGGCATCCAGGCAGTATGGCGTGGCATCAGTTTAGGCTTGATGAGCTGGCGTCTGTATCCGTACCTTCACCCCCTGCGCTAGGGGTTTGCTCGGCGGCATCCTGTCGGCACACCGTTGTTGTGTGCCATTACCGACAGGAGCTATGCCATGGCCGATTCCGAAACGCAGCAAAAGAAAGAACCCGCCGCCGTTGAACTGACGGCTGCCCAGGCCGCCAAGGCGGTCAAGCGCCAGGTACCGATCCTGGATGAAAAGAAGAAGCTCACCGGCAAGTTCAAGGACGTTGCCGTGTCCGAGGACGAGGTGCTGGCCTGGGCCAAACGCGGCACGCGCATCGTGGTTGTCACGACGGACGGCCAGAAGCTGGAAGGCCGGCTGTGAAAATCCCGCTCTCTGGCTTGCGCGGCCTGGCGCTGCGCGAAGCGGCGCCGGACATGAAGCGCACCATCGACATGGTCCGGGCGGCCCTGGACAAGGTGGTCAACGCCAACACGCCGCCCGGCGAGCGCCGCTGGTTTGACCTGGAGGCGGTCTATCCCGACAGCGCGGTGCTGTGCATCGACGGCCGCTACTGGTCGTATCCCTACACCCTGGATAACGGTGTCGTCACCCTGCAGGAAGCGGTTGAGGTGATCGAGACTTACGTGCCGCTACGCGAATCGGCGCCGGCTGACCGGGAAGGCCTGCTGCGCCTGGTCGAGTCCGATGGGCAGCCGGCCGGCGTGGTCTGGGATGCGACGCTGATCCAGTCCGGCGTGAGCCTCAACGACGTGTTCTATACCGATGCGATGCTGCGCGAGGCGGCGCCGCTGTTCCAGGGCGTGCGCGTCCGTCTGCTGTCTGACACGAAACACTGGCAAGGCGCCGCCGCAGATCTGCGCGAGGTCGTTGGCTGGGTCGATGAAGCGCGGTTTGTCGAGGGCGTGGCGCCGGACACCGGCCGCATCGATGGCACGTTGCGCCTGCCCGGCCTGCCGGAGCACACCCGTTCGCTCCTGGTTGGCGCCATCGCCGCCGGCAAGCATGACCTGGCTGGGCTGTCGATCGACGCCCGGGCCAAGGGCTCGATGCGCGTCGTGGAGGGCAAGAAGGTCAAGGTGCCGGCGGCGCTGACCCGCGTCGTTTCCGTCGATCTGATTGTCGAGCCGGGGGCCGGGGGCCGCCTGATTCGACTCGTCGAATCTGCCCCCAATCCCGAAACCGAAGAAGGAGATCGCGAGATGAAGTTGCGTGAAAAGATGCTGCGCCTGATCGAGGCGAAGAACCCGGCCAAGTACGCCAAGATCGATCCGGAGACGATCTCCGATGACGACCTGGAAACGGCCTACCGTGAATGCGTGGCGGCCGACGTTGCGCCGCCGACCGATGCTGCGGCTGCCCTGGCGGCGCAGGTTGCCCAGGCGGAACAGCGCATGCGCCTGATCGAGAGCCGCGCCTCGGCGCGCGCGGCGATTGCTGCCTGCAACTTGCCGCCGGCGGCGAAGGATCGTCTGCAGCGTGAATTTTCGGTGCGCGAAAGCTTCGTCGAGGCCGACGTCACTCAGGCCATTGCCGACGAGCGGCAGTACCTCGGCCGGATTTCCGAATCCGGCCATGTGCGGCTTTCCGGGTTCCCGGATATCGAGGTGGCCGACCGCTCGACGGCGATCTCCAGCATGCTCGATGCGTTCTTCGATCCCGCGCACAAGGATCACCGCGACGTGCAGTCGTTCCGCGAGTGCTACATCGAAATCACGGGCGACCGCCGGGTGACCGGCCAGTTGCGTGACTGCGACATGAGCCGCCTGCGCGAATCCGTCGGCATGAACCTGCGCGAGGCGACGATCGATTCCACGTCGTTTGCCCAGGTGCTGGGTGATGCGATCACGCGCCGGGCGATCGCCGACTACCGCATCCAGAACGCTTACGACGCCTGGCGCAACATCGTTGACGTGGTGCCGGTCAATGATTTCCGGATGCAGCACCGGACCCGCTGGGGCGGCTTCGGCGATCTGCCGGATGTTGCGGAAGGCGCCGACTATGCCGATGGCGCTGTTCCGGACGACGAAGAAGCGACCTACAAGGCGGGCAAGAAGGGCCGCCTGGCGTCGCTCACGATCGAGGCGATCAAGAACGACGATGTTGGCATCATCCGCAAGATCCCGACCAAGCTGTCCAGGGCGGCGAAGCGCACGCTGTCGAAGTTCGCGTTCGACTTCGTTCGTGCGAACGGCGTGATTTACGACGGCAAGGCCCTGTTCCATGTGGACCACAACAACCTCGGCACGACTGCGCTGTCTGCTACTTCCTGGTCGGCGGCACGCCTGGCGATGTTGCAGCAGACCGAGGCTGGCTCTAATGAGCGGCTGTCCATCCCGCCGCGTTTCCTGCTGGTGCCGGCGGAACTGGAAGAGGCTGGTTACGAGCTGTTCAAGAACCGTGGCACCAGCAACGATCCGAACTTCGCCATGTCGACGGCGCCGACCATCATCTCGGTCTGGTATTGGACGGACTCGAACGACTGGGCGGCCGCTGCATCGCCCATGGATATCCCGTCGATCGAACTCGGCTTCCTGGACGGCAGCGAGGAGCCCGAGATCTACGTCCAGGACTCGCCGACGATGGGCAGCCTGTTTGCCAGCGACAAGATCACCTACAAGATCCGCCACATCTACGGCGGTGCGGTGACCGACTATCGCGGCCTGCGTAAGCACGTGGTGGCGTAAGCGATGCTGGCCGATCTGCTGGAGCTGACGGAGTCGATGGTGCGCGACGAGTCCAATCGTCTGATCACCGCCGACAAGCTGGTGGCGGTGTCGCTGGCTGTGTCTCGTTACTCCAGCGATCGGCCGCGGCATGTGGTTGAGGATGTGGTCAGCACCGGCGGCGACACGCTGCCGCTGCCGGCCGCCTGGGAGGAGGAGTCCGAGCTGGTGACGGTCGAGTGGCCGATCGGGGATGCGCCTCCTTCTCTGCTGGGGGCGTCGATCTACACCACGCCGTCGAACCGCGTGTTGCGCTTGGGTGACGCACTGCCAGCCGGCGCTGTGGCGCGCTGTACGTTCAGCGTGCGGCATGCGATTTCCGACGACATCGACACGATCCCGATCAGCCATCGCGAGGGGGTTGCGGCCTACGCGGCGGCGCTGCTCCTGGAGCAACTGGCGGCAGCGGCGATCAATGACGGTGATTCGACGATCTCGGCCGACACGACTGATCGCCGGACGAAGTCGCAGGAGTACGCATCGCGCGCTCGAGCGCTGAAGGGGCGATATGCGGATGCGGTCGGTCTGGCCGCAAGCGGATCGGCGCCTTCTGCGAGCGGCACCTCGGTCGCCTGGGGGCAGCGTCCTCGGCTGACGGGATGGATACGCCGTGGCGGATGACGGCGCCTATCGGATCGGGTTTCCGAACCTCGCCGAGCTGATTGCTGCGTTCGACCGCGCGCCGCAGGTGGTTGCCGAGGAGATGGGGAGCTTCTTCTACAACGTGCTTCCGCTGCTGGAATCGGATGTGGTTAAGCGGACGCCGGCGGCCGAGGGAAATCTTCGTAGAAACATCGTCAGCCGGCACGAGATCTCGCCGACCCGAATCCTGGGTGTGGTTGGCACGACGATCGGCTACGCGACGGCCGTGGAGAGGGGGACCAAGCCGCATCCAGTCAGCGAAGAAGGGATTCTCCGTTTGGCGCAATGGGCCAAGCGCAAGCTGCCGCTGGGTCAGGCGGTATCGGTAAAGACCGGCCGGCCGCTGAAGGTGAAGGGGCTCGATGAGTTGGCATTGTCGGCCGCGCATGCGATCGCCTGGAAGATCTGGCACCGCGGCACTACTGGCGCTTTCATGTTCCGCGATGCTTTCTCCGCAAACCGGGGGCGGGTCGAGGGCGAATACATGACGGCATGGCGCCGCATCATTGACCGGATTGGAGCGAGCGCATGACAGAGCATCGTGGGTTTCGCACGGCAATTGCGGCGCGCCTGGCGACGGTGGCCGGCGTTGGTGCGGTCTTCGAATTCGAGCGTTACGCGAAAGATGACAAGTCGTTTCGCACTTTGTACGCGGCGGGCGGCGAGATCCGCGGCTGGCACATCCGGCGCGTCAGCCGGCGCGAGTCGGCCGATCTGAACGAGGTCAAGACGACGTGGGAGCTGCGCGGGTTTTTCGGGCTGCAGGACGCGGCGGAAAGCGAGCTTGACGTCGACGATGTGATCGATGCCATCGGGGATGTTTGGCGAGCCGACCCGACGCTGGGCGGCCTGTTTTTGTACCCGGCCGGCGATGACCCGGCCGTGCCGGAACTGTCCGACAGCGGGCCGGCGGTTTTCGCCGGCGTGCTGTGCCATTGCGTAAAGCTGCGGCTCGTGACGCGCCATCAGATCGATGCGCCTCGGCCGTGGGATTGAGGAGATCAACGATATGGAAGTCATGCATGGATTGAAGGCGGGCGAGAACACGGTGTTCTTGCCGGTGCAGGTGGATGATCAGGGGAGAGTTGTTGTTAGCGATGCTCCTTTGGCCTCGATCGTTGATAACACTTCGACCGCGGGCTTCAGCTACCTTTGTGAGGCGGCGCCTGGATCGCCAGTTGGCGCTGCAGTCTGGCGTATCGCCCGCCTGACCACAGCGACCGGTGTATTGCAGTGGGCGGACGGCAACGCCGAATTCGTCCATGTTGCGGCCGCTCGCGCCACGCTATCGTATTTCTGAGGCCAGACATGAATTTGTCTAAATTTGCTCAGTTGCTCAATTTTTTTGGTGTCGTTCAGTCGCAACGTTCTGGCGCCGAGAGAACTTTCTCTGCGGGTGGGGAAGTCGTCGAGTTCATTGACCCTGCCCTTCAGCAGGATATTGATTCGGTGATAGCTGCGGCGAGTTCGACGCATGACGCGCAACTCATGGCAGAGCTTGCCCGCGACGCCGCTCAGGCCGCTGCAACGCTCTACCCAGATGAGGCCACGGGGCGCGCAGATGTTCTGGATGGTGAGTATTTTCGAGTCGTTGGTAGCGGTAACGTTGCGTGCCATATTTATCGGCGAACCAATAGCGGTGCATCGACGCTGATCGTGTCATTGTCCTCAGATAGCGCCATCAAGCGTCCGTCATGGACCGGGCGGCGCTCCGGCTGGCCTGACCCATTTTTCCGCTTGTTTGACTTAACTTCGCAGACGTTTCTCGGGCGGGATCGTTGGTACTGGAACACGGTTGGTGCCGAGTTCCAGGGATGGGAGATGGTCGCAAACAGTATCTTCTCGGGTCGCGCATTGCGTCGTGTCGTCTCGGGTAATGTGCCTCTCTCCGGACCGGCAATCTGGCTGGACGAACTGGGGGCCGCTGCCGGTGACACGATTACGGTATATGCCCTCGTTACCGGAAATGGATGCGTTTTCGGCGGCTACGGTCGGTTCGCGAACTCGCTGGATGTGCATCTAGGTGATCAGGTAGTTATGCTCAACTTGTCCGGAATTGCGTCGACGACACTAAGCACCTCGCCGACGCTGATGCGGGTTACTGCGACGGCGCCGGCAAATACTACGAAGTTCAATTTTTACCCAATCACAAATACCGCCGGCGGGACGTTCGAGATTGTCGCGCTGTGGGCGCATAAGGGCGCGGTTGGCGCTGGCCCGGATTGGCCGGTGTTTTCGGACGGCGACTATCTGGGCATGCAGGTCGCCGAGGTTGCGAACCTGCTGAATCCGGTCATCGTCACGCCTCCGCTCATCTTTGGTGTCCAAGGCAGGGAATGCAACGTCTATCTGGATAACCTATTTGTCGCTGACGCCGCTGACCATATCATCGATGTCGATAGCTCGGCACTGGTTGGTAGCCAGCAGGCCGAGCGCTACACCTGGGTGCCGTCCGCCGCGCTGGCGTCGGGCACCTTGACCGTCAAGGTGCATGACAAGCGCAGCGGCACGCTGCTGGCCAGTAAAGTAATACAGCAGCGTGCCGCTGCATCGTCTGCTGGCTCCGGCAGCACTAAAAAGGTGCTGTTTATTGGTGACAGCCTGGTTGGTGCAGGCGTGATCACGCAAACGCTGCTGGACATTTCCGGGGCCGATGTTATGGGCATCTCCCTGCGCGGTACCCGTGGCACTGCCCCCAATGTTCACGAGGGTCGCGGCGGCTGGAGTATTAGTGATTACTCGACAGCGGGACGAACTTACTACAGCTTTACGGTGAGCGGCGTTGTTACGCCGCCCGCGATCGGCAGTACGACCTACACAAACAACGGTAATACCTACACGGTGCAGGATCTGTTCCTTACCGACGGATCGGGCACGATCATCTGTAGTGTCTCGCCGCTGAACGGTGCGCCTACGGCGGCCGGTACGCTGACAAAAGCCAGCGGCAGCGGCGATTCAGTGATCGCGTTTGCCGCTAGTGCAGCGGTTCCGGGTAACCCATTCTGGATCGGCGGGGGATTAGATTTCGCGCAATACCTCACAGATAGGGGTTTCGATGCGCCGGATTGGGTGATCATTGGTCTGGGTATCAACGATGTTTTTGGACAAACGACAGATGCCGGCGCTGCTGCCGCCGCCGATGCGGCATTTACCCTGCTCGATGGCCTGATCAACTCGATTAAGGCTGCGGACGCAGGGATCAAGGTAGCGCTGATGATCCCCAGTCCGCCCGCTGCGAGCCAGGATGCGTTCGCAGCGAATTATGCGACGGGACAGACCCGGTGGAGGAGCAAGCGCAACGTACTGATCTGGTCGCGACAGTTGATTGCGAAATACGCCGGGCAGGAGGCATCGCGCGTCTATCTGCTACCGAGCAATGTCGCACTAGATACGGTTAATAACTACGACCGATCGGCGGCGGCGCCGGTTAACTCTCGCGCCACGTCCGTCATGATCGCGCGGCAGAACAACGGCGTCCATCCCGGTGTGACGGGTTACCAGCAGCTGGCCGACTCCATCTGGGCATTTCTCAAATTTTACGCATGATGATAGGTTCCATCGGCATTATCCGTACCCCCACCCCCTGCGAATAGCGGGGGCGCCATGAAAAACTCCGGGCGTCTGCATTGAACCTATGCACAACCCACCCCGGAGGATTTATGGCCACCCAGAAAACCATTGTGATTGCCGGAACGCCGTATTTACACGGCGTCGGCGTCAATGCTGGCGAGTCGCTCGGCAATACTTCGAAGCTGACCATGGCGCCCAGCTACGACGAAATCACCCTGCCCAACTATCAGGGCGATGGCGGCGACGACGACGCGTTCTACCGCCTTAAGTCGTGCGAGATGACGCTCGAATGCCGCCACGTCTCGCTCGAGATGCTCAAGATCGGCCTGGGTGCAACTGCGGAGTCCGTCCCTGCCGGCCCGGTGGCCGACGAGGAGCACACCGTCGTCGCGCTCAACAAGCTGATCGCGCTCGACAACGTGCAGGACATGACGCAAACGCTCACGGTCGAGAACGCGGCCGGCGACGTCACCTATGAAGAAGGCGTTCACTACATCCGCAAGCGCGCCGGCATCATTCCGATCGCCACCATCGCGCCGGCGGCTGTCATCAAGTGCACCTACACGATTCACCCGCACCAGGTGATGCAGGGCTTGATCAACTCGATCACCGAGATGGGCCTGCTTTTCGACGGCATCAACGAGCGCAGCCGCTCGCCGTGGATCGGCGACTGGCACCGCGTTGCCTGGAAGCCGGCCGAATCGGTGGAGTTCATCGGCACCGAGTTCGCCACGTTTACGATCAAGGGCAAGGCCCTTGCCTGGGACGGTATTACCGATCCGGACAAGTCGAAGTTCTACGAGCTGAAGATCGGTGATCTGTGATGCGGCTCATCCGTGAAATCAAGGTCGGCGAACGGGCGGTGCTCGTCCGTGAGCTGACCGTCGCTGAGCTGCGAGCGTGGGCAGCGAGCGCCGCCCCGGCCGCCGGAAGTTTTGTGGACGACATCTTCGAAGACGAAGACCTGTCGCTCCCCGATATTTCGGTTTTCTGCGATTTGACGACCGCAGATGTCGAGGGTCTGGCGCCGTCGGAGTTGGCCGATGTGGTCGAGGCGATCCGGGAGGTGAATCAGCGTTTTTTCGTGATCTGGCGGCGCCGGCTGACGGCGGCGCGTCAGAGCATGGCGGCGCCGCAGCTCTAGTACGCAGCGTGGCCTGTCTGATTCGCCATGGCCACGCTGGTGCCTGGGATTACCCCTGGAGTGTTTTCTGCGATTCGGTCGACGAGGCTGTAGAAGCGGCCGAAAAATCAGCGGCCGCGTAGCGTCCAGTCAATGGTGCTGCCGAGCATCCGCCAGGCAAGCACGAGCAGGATCAGGCCGGCGGTGATGACCGGCTTTTCGCTGTCGGTAATCTGGCCCATGCCGTAGCAGAGGGCAAGGCCAGCGACCAGGATGATGTTTTGTTTCGCACGCATGCCAAGAGTGTAGCCGATGTCTGAAAAACTTTCGCTTGGAATTGAGATTACGGCCGATGCCGCGAAGGTCATCAGCAGCCTGCGTACTACGCAGAAGGCGCTGCTGGATACCTATGCCGGGGCGAGGACCGAAGTCGAAAAGCTGAACGAAAGACTGGCGCAGTCGCGCGCCAGGGCGGCCGCCTTGGCGCAGGGTCTGTCTGAAAACGGACCGCCTACCAAGGCCATGGTGGCGGAATTCGAAAAGGCTCGCCGTGCGGTCAACGCGGCGAAGGATGCGGTACAGGCGAAGACGCTGGCGCTACAGAAGGCGCGTCAGGCAGCACGGGAGAACGGCGAAGCGCTGGCGCAGGCTGAGCAGCAGGCTCGCCAGGCGCCCCAGCAAGCTGCATTCAAGTCGTCGCTGGCCAGCGCGCAGGCGATGATCGACGCCGAAAATCAGTTGCAGCGGGAGATTCAAGAAACCGCAGCGGCTCGACAGCTTGCTGCGCAGGCCTCTTTCAAGGCGTCGCTGGCCAATGCCCAGGCATTGCTTGACGCTGAAAACCAGTTGCAGCGGGAAATTCGGGAAACTGCGGCGGCTCGCCAGGCCGCGGAACAAAAAGCAAAGGCAGAAGCGGCGGCAGTGCGGGATCGTGCTGCCGCGGAGCAGGCGCGCTCGGTTGCGGCGGCAACCGCTGCCCGTAACGCTGCGATTGGCGGGTCAATGACGGTGATCGGGCTGCGCGGTAGTGCGACGATCCGGCAGGAGATCGCCGATGTGAATCGCGCTCTTGCCAGTCTGCGCGCGAATGGCGCTGCAGCACAGGACATTGCGCGTGCTACCGAGCAGGCTCGAATCAAGGTTGCGGCGTTGAAACAGGAGCTTGCCGGGACTGGCGCGGCGGCGGTTCAGGCACAGGGTGGCATGGCGGCGGTAGCGCATCGCATGGCTGCGATGGCCGCCGCTGCAGTGTCAGCGCAACAGGCGATTCAGTTCCTGCGCGCTTCCGTCAGCGCCGGTGTGCAGTTCGAGGGGATGCAGACTCAGTTTGCCTTCGCCAACGGCGGTGACATTCGCAAGGCGGCCGAGGAAATGGATTTTGCACGCAAGCTTTCCGGCCAGCTCGGTCTGGAACTGATCGGCGCGAGCAAGGCCTACGCACGCCTGCAGGCGGCGGCAATGGGTACCGCGCTCGAGGGGCGAAGGACACAGGACATTTTCCGGGCGGTTGCCTCGGCCGGGGCAGTGATGGGGCTATCCGCTGATGAGCAGGCAGGCGCCCTGCTCGCGATTTCGCAGATGATGTCCAAGGGTACGGTGATGGCCGAGGAGCTCAAGGGACAACTCGGAGAGCGCCTGCCAGGCGCCTTCCAGATTGCAGCGCGCGCGATGGGCGTCACAACGTCTGAACTCCAGAAAATGTTGGAGGCCGGCCAGGTGATGTCCGCCGACTTTCTGCCGAAATTTGCTGCTGCGCTGCAGGCCTCGGTGAATGGGGCTTTGCCTGCGGCAGAGGCGTCCGCGCGAGCGCAGTTGCAGCGGCTGGAAAACGCTTTCACCGAATTCAAGTTGAGAATCGCCAATTCAGGATTGCTCGACAAGGTCGCCGAGCAGCTCGAGCGCGTGCTGGATCACATCGGAAACATGGCCGACTCTGGCGAACTGGATCGACTCGCCGAAATGTTCGCCAATACATTCGGCGCGGCCGTCGAGTTCTTGTCGAACGCGAGCATCATGGCAACGCAGTTTGCAGACACGCTTGGCCCGCTGGCGACGGCGCTGGGCGCGATCATGGTTGGCGGGCGTGCGTTGGCGTTGCTCGGCGCCTCGGCCGCTGGCGTTGCCGCTGCCGGCGAAGCTGCGGCCGGGGCGGCGGCTGGCTTCGGCTTGCTGGCTGGCGCGATCCGGTTGCTGAAGAGCCTGACTGTCGGCGGTCTGATCTTGACCGGCGTTACCGCGCTGATTGAATGGGGGGCCGCGGCAAGCGAGGCGCGCAGCCATTCCGAGGCGCTTGATGCTCAGGTACAGGCGCTGATCGCCGCAAATAGTGAGCACGCCAGCGCCGCGATGCGCGACGCTGATGGGATCAGGGAATTCGGAGATGAAGCGTTTCGGTCGTACCAGAAAGCTATCGAGGGCGCCCGCGATTACGCTGCAGCGAAAGTCGTCGATCTCACCCAGAAGAACAAGGATGGGAAGTTCGACGACGAAATCGCTTTCTATCGCAGCCAGGCTGCCGCTTACAACGAGTACCTGGAGACGATTGTTGCCGGTGAGCGCCTGCGCCGCGACCAGGTGCGATTGACCGGCCGAATCCAGCAGCTCGAAGCCGACCGGGAAAAGCGTCTGGCCGGCGAGGTGACCCAGACGCGTAAAGAGGCGCTGGAGTCTCAGATCAAGGATTACGAGAAGCTGGTCGAGGCGATCCGGCAGGCGCGGGGCGAGGCGCAGAAGGAAGCCGAGGCTGCGAAGAAGCGTGCCCAGGAGCTGAGAAGCGAGGCTGCATCGGCCAGGCAGTCGGCTCAAGACAAGGCTCAGGACATCCGGGAAAAAGACCTCCCGGATGATGTGAAGCGCCAGCGCGATGCGGCTCGCGCCGACGACGCTCTCAGCCAGGGCCAGTACTACGCTGCGGCCGCTGCTGCGGCTCAACTGGATGGGCGGGGCGAGGCGTTCAAGAATTACGCGAAGCAGGCCGAGGAATTTCTGGCACGCGCGATGAGCTTTGCCGAAAAAAGCCAGGACGCCGACAAGGTCGAGGACATCGGCAAGGCTCAGGAATCCCTGAAGAATGCTATGGCGAAGGCCGAGGACGCGAAGGCAGCCAGCGCTGAGCAGCAGGCCGCGGTGTTGATGGAAAAGCTGACCGAGATTCAGGGCCGGCTGACCGAGATGACGGGAGAGGTTAAGGTCCTGCAGATCGATGCTGATATCACCGCTGCGATGGGCGAGCTGGCGACTATCGAGCAAAAAATTGCTGCCCTGCCTGATAGTAAGACGATCACGATCAACGTGGTTGAGGTCAGCAATGCGCCGCGCGACACCTCCAACATGACCTACCAGGAAAAGCTGGATGCCATTCCAGCGCGCGCTTACGGCGGCCCCCTGCCGGGGTTCGCGCCGCACGACCGGGCTGACAACATGATCTATCGGGGCACCCCTGGCGAGTGGGTCATCCAGCGCCGAGCGGTGCGTTACTGGGGGCCGGAGTTCATGGCCGCGATTAACGGAATGCGGATGCCTCGCTTTGCCTTCGGTGGCGAGTTGGGCGGCAGCATGGTCAGCCGCTTGCGCGTGCCGTCGATCTCTCCGGCCGGCGCCGCCGGGCGCGGCGGCGCCCCGGATGTCTTCGACTTCGGCGCACTGGGCAAGGTCCGCGTGTCGAAGACTGCCGATACGGCGAAAGATGTTGCGGCGGTGCTCAAGCGCGCAGCACTTGGGTGGGGGAATCGCTGATGGGCGCCCCGACGCTGATCATCAACGGCATCACGCTGCCGCAGCGCGCACGGCTGGATTTGAGCCAGACGTTCGAACGCGTCCAGGGCGGCGGCGAGTCGCGGCGCCTTGCGAACGGCGGTCTGTTCACGATGCAGCGTTGGCGCCGATGGGCGACAACGTTGTCTGGCAGCGGCTGGATACCGGCGCCGCTGCTGGCGCTGCCCATCGGAGAGCCTTTCACGGTGCATTCGGTGGCGCCGCTGGCGCTGCGGGTCGGTGAGTCGTTGCCGGCCGGGTGGGCGGCGCGAACGGACTGGCCCGAAGTTTCAGTAACCGACGAGCTGGGTGCGACGGTTCGTCTGGTGTATCCGATTTTGACCGTGGCCACGCTCGACGGGCCGCGTTACATGACCGGTGGCGATGGTCCGTCATGGGAACTTGTTTGTGAGGAGGTGTGATGCTCAAACATAAAAAAGTGGCGGTCGGCGACGATGATGGCAATCCGGATCACGTACAGGCCGGGAACTGGAATGAGGGGCACGTCTACCCGGTCGGCGCGATCTGGCCAGTCGCGAAAGTCGACGTCACAATCATCGTCGCTGGGTCAGTCACGATTGATTATGTCGGCTCGGCGCGCGTCACGTCGTGTAGCGCCGGTACTGTCCATCCCATTGATCTGGTGATTGACCAGGGCGATGTAAATATCATGTCCGAGTCCGGGTACGTCGAGTTCTCTGGAAAGGTATCGATGTCCGGGCCGGTTCCAGTCGGGCACATTGTGTATTGCGGTATTTTTGCCGAAACCGGCGGGGTATTCGTCGGACTGATTGAGCCGGCCAGCAATATCGATCACGCTCAGTTCCCAGCGACGACAGCGCTGACCGTCGAGCTTTGGGCCGAGGCGGTCGCGGCGCCCTGATGTTTTCCGCAACTGTATTCTCGTCGACGGCATTTGCAACCGGCGCCAGCGGGCCGGTTCCGTACTCGGTGACGTTGCCGATCGATGTCGACGTCGCGGATGCTCGAGTGTTCGATACATCCGTCGGTACCGTGACATGGTCGTTGATCGTGATGGCCGGCGATTATGACATCAGCGCGCGGCTGACTGGCGATGTGACGATCGAGGCGTCCGAGGATGCGGCAAGGCTTGCGACGCTGAGCTTGATACCGGTTTCCCTGGCTCAGCTCGAGGCGCTGGATTCTGCAGCGATTACAATCGATGTGGTCATTTCCGGCGGCGGCTATAGCGCGCGGCGACGGCGATTTACGGGCGTTGTCGAACGCGTCGATTTCTCACCGGCGACCCGCGTCGCGACGCTGACGTGCCGCTGTGGATGGCAAGAGCGCATCAAGGCATGCAGGTCAGCGCAGGAGGTGCGGGCACTGCTCGTTGGGTTGGCTACGGTGTCTGACCTTGTGGCCCAATGGAACGACGCCGAGCCAGACGCATGGGTATATTTTCAGGATGCGCTGGCGACCATGCCGGGCGCGACGTTCATCGACGGCGCCGGCGTCTGGCGCGCCGTGCCGTGGGTAATCGACACACCGACGCTGGTCTATACCGCCGCCGACATGTTCGATCCTGGTCCGACGCTCGAGCGCGCGTCACGGGCTGATACGCCGTCTGCGATTGTTGCCACACTGACGCACACGTTTCACAGGCTGCATGCGGCAGCGCTACTGCTGCTTTGGTTCGATTTGCCCTATTACGATCATGAAGGGCCGGCTGGTATCGCTGTCCGGCGGCCGACGCGTGATGAATGGCAGTCAGCGCTCGATGGACTGAGCGACTGGTACGTGGCGAGCGCGACGTTCAAGTACTTCAACTACCTGCAGTACGGTGCAACGCCGCCGGCCGCAGAGCTGAGCGCGACGATGTACCGGCGCTGGTATCAGCAAGTCGTCCGGCGCTACACGGTGACGATCGACATGGGCGGAACGTCAGACCGCGACGAGTCGATCAGCCGATCGATCGAGTCTGATTTCGATGCAGGGGAATGGGAGTCCGGCACTGGCGGCGACGCCGCGGTTGAAATCTATGCAGCAAATCCACCAGTCGGCACGCCGCCCCCGACACCGCTCGGCATTGCAGCACTGCCGGCGCCGCACCCACCCAGCAACGGCGCGCTCGACCACTACGGGATCGATGATCCGGAGATCCATAAAGCGATTGCCCATGTGGTCGCTGAGGCGACCAGGTCGGCGGCGCAGGGGCGGCGGCGCCAGCGCGTGACGTTTTCTCGGCCGGCGGATTTGCGGCTTGAGATCGGCGGTGTAGCGGGTACTGACGCCTACGGCCTGGCTGCCGTCGGTCAGCTTGTCTCGTGGTCGGAGACCTACAGTTTCGAGGGTGGCCAGTGTGTGGGTGAATACGTTTTCGCTTGCCCAGAAGGTAACTCGACAGAGACCGGATCGACAGCCCACGTGACTCTGCCTGCCGTCGATGTTGCTCATGACATGACGCCGCCGAATCTCACAAATTGGGTAGGCGCATCGACAACGACACCGGATTACTACATCGACCCGGCAACAATTTCCGGCGCACTGAGCAACACGGATTCTACGTCTGCAGAGTTCGACGCAACGAAGCCGGTATATGAAGAACAAGTGCGAATCGTGATGCCGGAAATCCCGGCCGCCGTGCGCGACCCGCTCGAAGATGAGGTCGCGGTGTCAGCGATCGTGAGCATCGCCGGCAGCGGCGTGACGATATCTTTCTGAGGGCGAACATGTTTCGATTTTTTGCTGACCAGGCGCTGACGACTCCTCTGGAACGGCTATCTGTAGTCACCTTGCTCTCGGCGGGCGATCCCGAGCCAGTAGCGGCGGTTGTCTATTTCGGCTCGCAAGATGCAAGCGCCGAGCTGTCGGCGGCGTCTGCTGGTGACATCACGATTTCGGTTGCGGTCGGCGGCGATCTGCCGGCCAGCGCGGTTCGTCTGGCGCTGGCCGAAGCCGGGCTTGCAACAGCGCCAGGTGGAGCGGCGCTGAACATCGGCTCAACGGTAGCGGGCGGCGCCGGCGGTGCGCTGGCGGTGTGGATCGCTGTCGATACGGATGGCGCGGTCGGCCGTTACAGCGTTGCGCTGCGGACGTCCGAGGTTATCGAAAATGGCTGATGATCTGACTGCGGCCTGGAAGGCATTGAGCGGGCGAACTCGCACAAGGACGAAAGAGCCTGTCCGGCCTCAGCCCCGAGGCGCTGCACCACAACAGGTCTCAGTCGCTACTCCGACAACGGTGACAGCGGCAGCCGGAGAGACGCCGGGAGGCGGCGACGGCACGATCGCCTCGCCCCTCACAGAGGTGTCGCGCGAGTACTACAGCAATGGGTGGCGGACGACTGACGGGATTTTCTGGTTTCCGGCGATCAAGAAAGTCACGATGACGGATGCCAACGGCGCGACTGTCGTCTTCAACTATTCTGCCCCAACATGATCGAGTTTTCTGGGTCCAAGCGCGGCTATCCGTGGCATGGATTGTGGCGGCAGACGCCAGGCGTGGCCACTGGCGTTATTACGACGCCGGCCGGAGGTGACGTAACGTTGCCGGACATGCTAACGCCGTCCGATGGAGATTGTTTTCTGGTTGCCATCCCAGGTATGCCGAGCGTCGAAACCACGGCGGCCGAGGCGGCGGCAGGGCAAACATGGCTGAACTACGCGCTCCTGTCAGGCAAGGATTCGCTGTTGTACGGCCGAAACCTCGGCCGCGAGCGGCACATCTACGTTGACGATCAGGGGCGGTCTTGGCGTGTCCTGACCCAGCTTGTCGGCACCAGGGGTGACGGTGAGATAAGGGCATACATCGAGGCTCAGCGCCTGGGTGTAGTCGGCGTCAGCGGTGCGCCATGGTCGGCGACAATCGAGTTGGTTGTTGGCTATGAAACCTCGCCGGATTACGCATACGGCTGGTCGGTAGATGACATCCCGATTCGTCTTGATATCAATTCAACGGGCTCACGAATGCTGGTCGGAGCTCCGAGAACGGTAGGGTATGCCGCGATCGCCGAGATTGTTTTTACAGGTTCTCCCGCCGATGGAAATTTTTCAGCATCGATGTCGCTGCTTGCGGATGAACAGGATGATGTCTGGGAGGTGACTAATGGTGATGACGTTTACGTCTGGATTCAATTTGAGGAAGTGAGTCCGGGTGTTTGGGAATGGACCGGGCCTTACACATCCAGCGCGTGGCCTGATGGTCCGCTGACATATTCGGTGTTGCGGTGGACGCTCGGCAGTACGGCGTCTCACCGATATATCGCTGGTGCACGATATTCGGCGCTGGGAGCGGTCGAGGTCGCTCGATACGAGATGGACTACTCGTTTTCGATGACCCCGACGGTGTCGAGCAGTGGTCGACCAGCATCGGCATCGCAGGACGTCGTCGAGGACATCAGGGTGGCTGTCGTGTGTGGCGCGCAGTCGTCGCAGATTTTAGTCACGCAAACGCAGCACGGAGATGGGATTTTGTTTGGAGGTGCTGCCGATCATTTTTCATTCTCCGGCATTGTCACGATATCTGGTCTGGGCGACATCCCAACGGCTGGCGAGGTAAGCCGGTCTCAAGTCAATGCGTGGGACATTTACGCTGATCTCATTCAGTTCCCAACGCCAAACATGATGATCGGCGGGCGCTTCAGCAATGCTGTTTACGCAGCCGTCACGCCGGAAGTGAGCATCCATCCAGACGTTTCCGGGTTGGCAATTTGGAATTTATCGGCGGCAATGATTGGGCCGATGATCGGCAAAGTCGGATCGATCGAGTCGCCCGTAATCGTCGATTCGGTTACAGACTCAAAGCCAAATTTCTATGCATCAGAACACCCGATTACTGGAGCTATTGCAACCGCCACCGACCGGTTGATCTGTTGGGTTTAG